TTGTAAGCTGCACCTAGCATTTGAACAGGACGAAATCCAAAGTTTCCTTGTTGATTTGCCATAGTTCATCTCCTTTATAATTAAGTATCTTGAGATGGTTTTTTATTACCGCCACCAAAAGATACACGACTTTGCCTATCTGTATTCATAGGCATACTAGGATGTTGCTCCCTCAAAGGATCTGTTTCCCAAGCTTCTGTCTGTTGATCAGTCAATCGCTTGTAATGAGCATTACGCTCATCAACAGTTTCTTGAGGAATTCTTGCCAATAGCAAGTCACCTACGCTGATGACACCCTCATAAGCTTTGATGCTTCCGTTATATGCAGAGTAAAGACTTTTATCGTGTTCGTCAGCTCTCACTAACTCCCAGCCTTCTCTGAGTCTTGCATTGATGTTTTTAGTATCATCCATGCCGTTGACTCGATGTCGAAGCCATCTTTGCCTATATCCATCAGGACATGGTGGTGCGTCTAGTTGAGACGGTGGCTTCCAAGGTTTTCTACGTTCCTCTTTAGCCCTTGTTTGTGCACTTCTTGGTGTTTTAATATCTGTCATTTTGTACCTCCTTAAACGTACTTAGCATACTCAGCTAAGGGAACCCCTAGCTTTTTTGCTATTTTTACTTGACTAGCGGTCAACTTAACAGACTTGCGCCCCGGTGTTGCAGACCTTGTAGCAGAAGCAACGGGTTGGGCGATTGTGTTACCTCTGATCGTCTGATCCGAGCCTTCAAAAGACTCTGGAAACTTGTTTTTAACTCTATTAGTCAATTCATCATAATAGTCATCTGACTCTGTGTCAAATCCTTCTGCTACTAAACCTCTATGTATTCTTTGAGCATAATCTGTCATTTCAGCATCAGATCTAAACCAAGTATTTTTTTCTGCCCAAGCTAATGCTTTTTGAGATGGTTGTGGCCTTGGTTCGTTTTGAACTTGTTGTTGAACGTTTTCATATTCTTTTGAAAACTGTTCATACTCTTGTTCTTTTTTAGATTTAGTAACTCTTATTCTTTCTGCCTCAAGATCAAGTTTAGTCAAAGCTTGTCGAGCTTCTTCTTCTTTTTGATAATCACCTGCTTCTCTTGCAGCAATAAGATTTTGACGAGCAAGATCAGATGCCATTTTATTTCTAACTTCACTCTCTGACATATAACCTTTGTCAATGTCAAAAGTTTTCTTTTTGGCATCCTGTAATTCCTTTTGCACATTTTGTGCAAATGTCAGTGCGGCGTCTTTTTCTCTTTCTGCCTCTCTGATCTTCCAAGTCAGCTTATCTATTCTTTTTTTGACTTTATCAGAATATTGATCCATTTCCTCAGTTTGTTGTTCAGCAACCTCAGGATTAAGAGGATCTTTTTCTTCAGTTTTTACTTCTTCGTATTTTTCTGGTGCGACAGCGCCATGAGACTTATCTTCTAATTCGACTTCTGCGCCTTCTCCTGATGTATCAAGATCAACCAGCTTTTCGTCTTTTGCAGTGTTAAGTTCTGTTTGCATGGTACCTCCATGTTAAAGTATTGTTAATATGTCCTCTGGATTATCTACTGTGCCGAGTATTTCATCGTCATTCAATAATCTTACTTCTCCTCCATCTATCCTGATTCTTGAACCAGCGTATCTGCCAAACACAACCCAATCACCTTGTTTGCACCAAGGTCCATTAGGAAACTTTTCCTTATCTTTATATGCATCATCTCCTACGGCTAATACCATAGCAACAGATGCAGTTAATTGTGAATCTTCAATAGTCTTATCGGTGAGTATAATACCACCTTTTGATTTATCTTTTGCTTTGAAAGGTAAAACTAAAATTCTCCACCCAACAGGTTTTGGAAGTTTATCTATTTCAGTTTTCTTTGTGTCAATTCCTTTAGAAGGATTGTCTAATTTTGCTTTTACGTGATCAGGCACGTATAATGTTTTAGTCATCAATTTTCTCCTCTTGTTCCAGCAGGCGAGAAAGCTCCTGTTGGCATGCTTCAAGCATGTGTATCTTGCCTAAAATATACTTGTAATCTTCAATTTTATCAACCCCTACAGTTAAATTTTCTAAGAGGTTTTCTTTTAAGCTTTTAAGTTCTTTTTGATAATTATGTAATACAAATACACTCATTTGAGACAGTTAACTCCAGGAACTGCTTTTTCAAAAAATGTATAAGTGTTATCTTTACTTGCATACCATGTTTGCTCTTGACTACCATTAACACCTAAACCACCTGCCATCACTGCTGGTAATGTCTTCTTTACTGCCTCTGATACTGAAGCAAGTTGATAATCATCACCAAACATTACACCTGTTGGTTTAAGTTTAGGCCACCAATTTTGTATATCATCTATGACTGGTTCATATTCATGAGCACCATCTACCATTATGTAATCAATGCTAGCTTCTTCAAACTGTTCTAATATTTTAGTATCATCCGATCTACCTTGACAAACATTCACCATGTTTCTTCCGATAAAATATCTTAAATTATCTTTGAACATATTTGAAAAATCTTGAGGCAAATTTAAGTTTGCGTGTTCAGAAGATCCTGCAAAAGTATCAACACAATATATTTTTACATCTTCTTTATTTGCGTTGACTAAACTTGTTGCTAAGTAATGTGTTGACCTACCTAAGAAAGATCCTATTTCAACTATCTTTCCATCTTCAGGTATTTGATCAACAATCATATCGTAAGTTTCTGAGTAGTTAAACCACCCAGGTATTTTGAAATAACTGTGTTTCATAATTAAAATATCCTTATTTGGTTATCTTAATTATTTGTATCTTATTGTAATTTATTTTCAAGCCTTGTGGGACAGGACCTTTTTTAGGAGGTGCTCCTGTCGTCAGCCGTTTCGGTTTCTTCGGTTTCGTCATGTAGACACCTCGCACATTCACACATACAGGATGCACCGCAATGACAGTCACATCCACATAATTGACATTGTTTATTCATAGATTCGCATTTTAAACAGAGTGTATCACAACCCTCACACATTATTTCTTTTTAGAAATCATACCTTTGATACCAGGTGCTGCTCTAACACCTAGACTAACACTGCAGGCTAGATACAAGAGGTGTGTATAATACTCTGGTAAAGTTTCTAAAATTGCAAAACCACGTTCAATGTGTGGTTGCATAAAAGGTAAGAAGGCACAAATTGCAGGAACCATTAAAGCGAGTAAAACAAACTCATCTTTCCAGCTCCCGGACATTTGATTGACCGCACTGGCTTCCCACGAGATTTTTCCTGCGATTTGCTGCTCTTTAAGGCTCTTCTGTGCCTTAATCTCAGTCAGTTTTAGGTCTGCTTTAGCTTTTTTTGTCTCAACGAAGCCTTTGACCGCATCCCCCACCATATTTGCGATGGGCCCTACTAAAAAATTCATCATTTTTTCTTTACTCCTTTAATTTTACCCTTGTTTATACTTGCATAGAAGACTTTTGCGCCTTCTTTCTTGCCATATGTCTTACTCATGGCCTTTTTAATCTTTTTACCCTTCTTGTTTAGGGGCATTCGCTCTCTCCAACGCTACATCTGCACGTAAATTTGCTAAATCATAGTCTTTTTGTAGTTTTCGTGCGTCTAAAACTTGTTTGTAATCAAATTGATTCTCTTTTAACGCTTGATTTTCACCTTTTAACTGCGCATCCATCTCCATTTCAGCTTGTCTTAACGCTAATTCTTGCTGTTTTAATAAAACAAGTGGGTCCATGTTTTGATCTTGCAGTGCTTCTTGCTCTTCACCGACCATTTGTTCAGTTATTTTTACAATTTCATTGTCAATTGCCTCAGCTCTTTGCATTTGTAAAGCTTGTAATGCCTCTGGTGGTATTTGTTCACCAAATTGTTGACGTAATTTCTCTGCTTCTTCAACCATAGCTTGATCAACAATTTGTGTAGCTAATAAAGATACATGTTGATTAATATGAGAAACTAAATTCATGACGGCCATTGGGTTTGCTTTTACTAAAGCTGATGACATAAAAGTTCTATGTGCTTTTATATGAAGCTCGTGATTTTGATCTGGAAATGCTTGAAGCGGTGCACCACGTAAAACAACACTATGTTCCATTGCAGGGTCTTGTGGTTGTGGTCCTTTTGGTATAGGTAGTATTTGTTCAACGTCCTTAACACCTAAAGCAATATACATTCTTCTATATGCCTCATACAAATTGTGCATTTGAGGATTTGTTTGTGCAAGTTGTAATTGATTTTGTGCCAACGTCACACGTTGAGACATTGAGAAAATATTTGGATCGGATACAGGTAAGATATCAATGTTGTCATCAAAATCTTGTATTTTTATTTCTCTAGGTCCACCAGTAACATTGTAAGGATACATAGGTGGTAAAACTAATTTGAAAATTTTAGCTAATAATTCAAATTCTTTTTTCTGTGCGTAATGTAATCTTTTGTGCACAGCGGACATAACTTTAGTGCCACGCTCCATAAGAGCCATTGTTGTGCCCACAGGTGTTTGTGAACTACCTATCTCTGACAACTGCATATCGGCAACAGTTGCAAATTGTTTTGCTGCATCTACACAGAATCCTAAAAGTTGCATTAAGACTTGATCTGGACCTTTGTAGGGTAAAGGCATTAGTGCCTCACGTATTACTCCATTAGGTGCATCAACATCTCTAAACTCACCTGGTTGTAATGGCTGATCATCATCACGAATTCTTAATCCTCTTGATTTAAAACCAGCAGGTAAGTTAGATAATGTACCTGCATCAAGTAATTGTCTTAAAGCGGTGGTAGCAGTTCTTGTTAAACCGCCAATCATGTGTATTAAACCAAAGCCATAAAAACCTAGACCAGGTAAAAACTTATAATGAACAAAGTATTCGTTCTTTCTTTTAAGAGCATCACCCTCATTGTAGTTTCGATAGATTGATAGAACTTGGTTTGATGTTCTTTCAATTGTTACAACGTAAGGTAATTTAATTCCGCTAGGCTCACCATTTCTAGGATTAATATCTTCAAAACCTTCAAGGTCTAAATCAACATGCATCTCATAGAGTTCTGCCATATCATCCATTCTGTAATCATTTGGATTGGTGCCATCTATTTGATCTTTCTTATCTTGTATGTCACTAGCTTCATCATCATCATAAGCTTGTATTTCTATGTCACGATAAAATCCTGAAACTTGTTTTTTTCTTAAATCATTCATCGACATCTTAACGATCTGTGTAATACGATCACAAGTGTCTAAATCAGATGCACCATAAGGCACGATCATATCTTCTGCAGGGATAAATTTTGATGTCGCTCTTTGTAAAACTTCATCGTAATAAATTTTTTTAAAGGCACTACCTGACAAAGGTAATTGAAATAACAGTTGATCCATCTCTGGATTATAATCTTCCATGACATGAGTTATCTCATAGTTCATGTAATCTTTTACACGCTCTGCTGCTTGTTGTAGTTGTGTTGTGTTTGCACCAACCACTTGTGTTCTGACAGGACCATCACTAGGTAATAGTTCTACATAAGCCATCGCTTGAAACTGTGTGACTGCTTGAGCTAGTACAGGATGACTAACACTAGATGCACCCCTAAAAGGACGTGTGCGCTCCTCATACTTAAAACCTAAAAGATCTAAACCTTTAGTGTAAGCTTGCTCCCATTCTTCACGAGAAGATTTATCGCTTTCTACTCTTTCGACTAATTGATTAGAAAGATCTTGTAAAATTGCATCGTCTACAATCTCAGCTAAGTTAGAATTAAAACCAGATGCGACAGGCACCTCTACTTCACCGACAATAGCAGAACCGTCTTCAACAATTTCTACACTGTCTTCAATTTGATCAGGTGATAGATTAACATCTACCTGTGTGCCTACTTCTTCAATATCTAATTTATCGTCACCGCCGCCTGCACCTATTGCTTTTGCATCATCGATGTCAGTTGGGTTACGTGATGTGCTGTTAAATTTATCTACCATATTCGCCGTATATATCTGTTACTGAAACTAAACTATCTTTATCAATACTTCCACCAGATTTTTTCTTAAACAAGTACATTGGTTCTTCAAGTTGAGAAGGGTCAAATGATATCGTATACATGTCTATTTCACTAGGGTTATATTCAACAATTTTAATCATAGCATCATCAACATTTTCCCCTTGTTTGTAAGGTATTAATCTATAACCAACATCGGTTGCATCGCCACGACCTTCTACAACGTGATAATCCATCATCTGACCAGGTGATATTTCTCTTGTTAAAACCACTTCACCAGGATCAGTTATTCCACTTGCAATTCTAGTAATTTCTTCATCATAGTATTTATCTCTGTCTGCATCTGATATTTCTTTTTTAGTTTCTGTTTGTTTAAGTATTTGAAACTCACCATCTGGGTTCTTGTTTAAAAATGTTAGACCACGAGTTGCTTTACTTGGATCTACAATTTTTTCTATCTCTAATTTGCCACCATATTTTTTAGCAATGTTCTTTAATTGTTGAACACCTACTTTGTCATATAAGTTTTCAAATTTCTTTTTAGCTTCATCACTAGACTTACCCCAACGAGGATTAGCACCTACGTTAGCAGGCATAATTGCTACTTTGTCAATGCCTTTACCTTTTGCTGCTTTGATAGTTGATTTAATTAAAAGATCAACATAGTCCGCTTGTTTGTTAAAAGGTATAGGTGGAAAAGATGTAACTTGTCTTGTCTGATAATCAGAGGGTAAATACTCATCAGTATATGCAATTCTATTTAATTCATCACGATCAGTAGTAGATGGTACTTTAAAATTTTGTAGACTTTCTTCATAGTTTGCAGATCGATTCATTGAGGATAAATCTTCAAAGATTTTATTTTGTTGTTGAGCTAAATCAAACACCATCGTCTTGTAAGCAGGGTCATTATACTGCTCTACATTAGCCATCATTAATTTATTAATTTGTTCTTGGATAGAATTTAAAGAAGCAGTTCGCTCCGGTATTAAATCTTTTGCGACAATATTTGGAAAGGGCTGAATTAAGTTATCTGTCTCTAACGCATCTAATTTAGCTGGGGGATATTTCTGATCAAACAATCTTAATTCATTTTTATAATAATCAGGGTTTGCAGATTCTTGAGCTTGATTTACAAGCTGAGCACGTCTTCTTTTCAAAGCGTTGATCATTGCAAACAAACGCTCTTGTTCTTTACGAACTTCCGTCAGCATATCTGTTTGCATTTCTTGAATGACAGCTACTGTTTCATTATTACTATTTTTGTATGTTCCGACACGGGTAAAACCTAAAACATTCGGTTCAGAAAAATGTGATGAATTAACAAACGCTCTTTCTTGACCTGGTAAAGTTGGAACATTAACAACAACCTCAAAGTAATCATCTGCTTGTTCATCAATCCTAGCATTACCTGCATTTCTGTGTTTTGGTCTGCCTTGATCCATAACAAATTGACCCTCATCAAATCCAGGCTGAGATATTTGTTTAACACGCACTTCTAAATTACCTAAAGGTGACGTGTCATAGAGATCCTCTAATTCTTGTTTAGTAATTTTTTTATTAGGGTAAAACTTTTCTGTATCTTCTAAGTATTGCAAGATTCCGGTATCTAACATTTCTGCTTCTGGCACTTTTTTTCCTTTGATTAAAAACTCTCGCCATCCTTGCGGTGTCGAAGCTTTTGGTGCATTAGGTAAGTTTAATTGATCGAGTAAAAAAGATTTGAAAAAGAAGTCAGGTTTACCCGCAGGTAAGGGTTGAAGTTCTTGTCCTCCTGTCGGTGTAGGCATAGGATCTCTTGCTTGTTCAACTTGTTTGACGTTTGATGGTGTTGCCATCACCTTTGGTTTTTTAAATACATCAAATAAACGTAGTAAGTTTACCGCTTGTAAATTACCAGAGTCCACGGCCTCTTGAAAAAAGTCTTGTCCTTCGAAGGCTGGATCAGGTGAGAACTGTTGTTGATTAAGATTGGTCAACGGATCACCGCCTATGGCCATACGTACAGGACCACCTTTGTTTAATTTTAAAAATCCGCCCTCTGCACCTTTACTTCTTAATTGTTCTGGTGGAATATTGTTTTCAATTGCATAATCAAATAGATCTTTTAGTCTTTGATTGTGTCTTTCTGCTTTGACATCTAAGGGCAACGTCATTTTTTGTTCTTGACTTAGTCCAAACTCCTCCACTGTTTTACGACCTTTACTATCTATAATTGGTACAATCGATCTTATGTCACGATCCTTGTACATCTGATCTATCGAATCACCAACAGCATTTACAAATTCTAATTGATTATTATATCTCTCTGGTTGTATGACGTATCCTCTATCTGAAAGAACTTTTAAATATCCTTCACCAATAAAAACTGTTCTTGAATTAATATTTCTTTTTAACCCACCTTGTTTATTTAAGTCGTTAGCTAATGTAACAGGCATGTTTGTCATTTGTCTCTGTAAACCAATTGAAGTTTCTACATCTGCAATTTTTTGTATGAGTGGGTCCATAATAACTTGAAGTCTATTGTAGGGTTGAAAATGTGGTGTAAGAAATTCGGGTTCCGTGCCAGTATTTAACATACGTCCTTTTTTCTTTAAACGATTTTTACCTGTTACTCTTGTAACAAATAAAGGTATGTCATGAGTTTTATTTGCAGTAGACATTAAATAATCTGGCTGCTCTAATATGTTTTGAACGTAAGGTCTATATTTAACATCATTGTAAAGATTTTCTAAAAAAGGTTTTGCTTTTGATTGTAAATATAATCGTTCAAATTCAACATCTATATAATTATCGAATTCATCTATAAGGTCTTGTTTAGTTTCAGGACCTAACCCTTTAAGAGATTGTAGTTTTCTTTCTGGTAATTCACCAGTAACATATTTTAAATAATCAGCTTCTGAAAATTTTCCAGCTAATCCTGATTCTTTAATACTTCGATAACGATCCTCCAAAAACTGTTGAAACAATTTATCCGTGGTATGATTACTTGGCTCAAGACCTAATTGATTAACCAAAGTTTTTATCGCTACTTGTCTTTCAGGATTGATTTGTTTTAAATTAAAAGTATTTTCAAATTTTTCTGCTCCAATTTTACTATACTCTTTATTAAAAATATCTGGAGTTTTCGGTTCTTGCTTAACAATTTTTTTGTCAAAAGGTTTTTTAAATTCTTTTGCTCTATTAACATATCGCATTTGTATATTTGATCTATCAATGCCTGTTAGTCTTGCTAGTTCAGTCGATAAATGATGTGGTGTGCGAAATGTTTTTT